TTGAATGGGAAGGCGCGGCGATGGCGTCCACGTCCACAAAGTCACGGTTCGGTTTTCCGACGAGCAGCTGGTTTGGCTGAACGAGGTGGCGCGACAGCGCAACCTGTCGGTCAGCGACATCATCCGCCGTTTGACCGATGAAACGCGAGGGGCGTATTTGACCCCGGCGGGAGCCCGTCGGGCAACGGGCTGAAGCCCAACGGAGGAGCGAAATGCCACAAAGCGGTTGGGCTTACATCACCTACGCCGGGGGCGGCCGCCATCCTGGCGCGCATCCCGATCAGGGCTTGCCGCCTGGCGGCGAGCATCCCGACAACGAACTCCCCGAAGGCGGCCGGCCGCCGTCGATCTGGGGCCCGCCTGGGCTGCCGCCTCTGCCGGTCGATCCGGAATGGGGCTTGCCGGAAGGCGGCCATGTCGGCGGCGGGCCGATCTACCCGCTTAACCCCGATCGCCCGAATCACGACCTTCCCGTCCCGCCCGGCGCGCATCCCGACAACGATCTGCCGGAGGATCCGGCGCCTGGCACGATCTGGCCGCCGCTGCCCGACAACGCCCTTCCCGAGGACGGCTCGACCACCGGCTTCGCGCTCGTCGCGATCGAGGGCGTCGGTTACCGGTACATCGTGGTCGATCTGCAGGAGGGCGAGGGCGGCGAGGAGGGCGAGGGCGGCGAGCAGCCCGATCAGGGCTTGCCGCAACCGAAGCCGCCGGCGCCGCCGCGTCCCGGCCAGGGATTGCCGCAGCCTCCCGGGCGTCCGCCGCAAGTCGGCGGCGGGCCGGCCCAGCCTCCCGGACGTCCGGGACAGCCTCTGCCGCCGACGCCGCAGCCGAAGCGGCGCTAGAAGCTCCGCGGGCGGCGCAATTCCGCGCCGCTCGTCAACCTTGGGGGTATTTCACGTGAAACAGCTTGCTCTCGCTACGGCGCTGTTCGCCGCGGTCGCTATTCCGAAGGCGCACGCGACGCTGCAGATCGCGTTCACCGACGGCGTGAATGTCGTCACTTGCGCCGACGGTCAGGCGTGCGACCTCGCCGGGCCGGCGAACAACATCATCATCCTCAACGAAACGGTTGGCGCGTTCCACATTATCGGCACGGTGGCGGCGAGCACGTTTGGGCCGCCCGACAGCTTGCAATTGTCGACCAGCCTGATCCAGAACACCGGCGACACGACCGGGTCGCTGCGCATCGTGGTTGGTGACACGAATTTTCTCTCGCCCGTGTCGAGTATTCGGGAGAGCGCCAGCCTGACGTTCAACAACGCCGCGGGCAGCGGGCCGAGCACGCTGTCGTTCTTCGCCGACCCGGCGAATGCTCAGCCTGGCGGCCCTGGTCTGGTCACGCCAGGGACGTTGCTGTTCTCCACCTCGGGGACGCCGGCGACGAACCCGGATTCGTTCTCCGGCACTCACGACTCGCCGTTCGGCGCGCTTGCGCCGTTCTCCATGGCCGAGGCCGCCAACATCAATCTGGTGGCGGGCGGCAGCCTGACCGGGTTCAACGAATCGATGCTGACGGCGGCCGGCGGCGTCATTCCGGAGCCCTCGACCTGGGTGATGCTGGGGCTTGGGTTCGCCGCGTTGGGCTGGGTAGGGCTGCGTCGAGATTCGCGGTCGAGTTTTAACCCCCTAAACTAACCGCGATTAGGGACCGGGCTCTTTGCAACCATCGCAATCCTTGGGGAGCCCGGTCCCGCCGTCATGATCGGTTCGAAATACCTGATCGGCGAGACGATCCAGCAAGGGATCACCTTTCCCGGCCAGGCGCATTTCGCGTTGCCGAATAGTTCGAAGATTTGCCGCGATTGCTGGTGGTGGTCGCCGAGGCACGCTGGCGCCAAGAAGGCGGTCTGCAGCAAGGCGGCGCAGCTGATGCGCGGGCCGCTCCCGCCGCCGCATGTTCCCCGCTATGCCACAGCGTGCAAATACTACGCGACAGCGGCGCCTGACGTCGCCAACTGACGCGGAGCTTGAGGCGCTCTGGCGTCCGACGCCCGATTTTATTGGCCCGGTGGCGCCGCCCATGTGGCTGTGGCAGCGCGATTGGGTGAAGCAACGCATTTGGCGCCAGGCCTGTAATTTGACCTCGCCGGAAGATCGAGAGTAAATCCGCGCCGGGGGATGGGGCCGGCGCTTTGGAACGGATCTTCGCGTCCTTCAAGGATTCGAGCGGCGGCAACGCCGGCGCCTACGATCCTGGCGATCCTGAGTCTTACGAACAATTCCTCGACGCGATGATCAAGGACGCTCGCGATTACGAGGGTTCGGTTCTCGCTGCGTTCAGGGACTACGCCCAGAAGTATTATTACGGGCTTTTGCCGACGCTTTACCCGGACGACAATCCCTATTCGGACACGACCTTTGTTCAGGACGCGAATGCGACCTACGAGGAATACAACCGTGACCAAGAGGACGTGGCGAATCGCTCGTCTTTTGTGTCGACCGACGTTCGCGACGCGATCATGCTGATGCTGCCGAGCCTGATCAGGCTATTCGGCGCGTCGGAGAGCCCGGTTGAATTGGTTCCACGTTCGGCCGCCGACAGCGATATGGCGGCGCAGGCGACGCAATACGTCAACTATACTTTCTGGAATGATAATCCAGGGTTTTTAATACTTTACGGCGCATTCAAAGACGCGATGACGCTGAAAACCGGATTTTGCAAATGGTGGACGGATAATCGCAAGGAGAAGCGCCGCAAGACGTTCATGGGCATCACCGCCCAGCAAATCCAGCAAATCTTAGCCGAGGATCCCAGTGCAACCGTTCTGGAGATTGGCAATCCGACGCCGACGGACATACCGCCTCCCGCCATGGGAGGACCACCTGGCGGAGCGCCGCCGCCGATGGCGCCGCCAGGAGGCGGACCTCCGGATGCTGGAGGCGCTTCTCCGGGTGCGGCGATGGGATCAGTTCCGCCAGGACCAGGCCAGGGCCCTACGGCGGGCCTAGGAAGCTCGCCAGGGCCCTCAGGAAGCCCGCCAGGGCCCCAAGGGCCTCCTCCCGCCTCTTTGGGGCCTGGCGGGCCGCAAATGCCTCCAGGGGGCGTCTCTGGCGCGCCTGGAGGCCTTCCGCCCGGCCTCTCCCCGATCGCGCCGCCGGCCTATGATCACGTTGTGATTGAATATACGGTTGAAAAACCACTTGTGCGTGTAGCCGGCGTCCCTCCGGAGGAAATGCGAATCGATCGTTATGCGAGGACGTTTGGTGAAAGCCGCATTGTCGGTCACGAGCGTGTGGTTCCGGTCGATGAACTGACCGCGATGGGCTACGCCCGCGAAGATCTTCTCGACTATGTGCAAAGCCAGGCAGTGGCCGAATTCACTTCCGAGCCCTATTTGCGCAACCCGGGTCGGGTGCAGTCGAGCCGCATCGGCGATGGCGTGAAGTATGGGGAATTTTATATCAAAGCCGATCGCGATGGCGACGGTTTCCCCGAGCTCCGCCACGTCATCACCATGGGCGAGAACGCCGACATCATCTCGGATGAGCCGGCGAATAGAATAAAATTCGCGCTCTTCAGCGTCGATCCGATTAGCCATACGATCGTCGGCGACAGCATCACCGATTTGGTGATGGATCTGCAGAAGATCAAGACGAATCTAAGTCGGGCTATACTTGACAGCGCGGCGGAAAGCATCAATCCGAAAACGGTCATCAATGAACTCGTCGTCAACGTCGACGACGCGCTCAACGATGACTTGGGCGCGGTGATTCGGACCAGGGGCGATCCGAATAACACTGTCGCCTTCACCAATACGCCGTTTCTCGGCCAGGGCGTAATGCCGGTGATTGAGTATTTGAACGACGTCTTGCAGCGCCGCACCGGGCTTAGCGACGCCGCCAAGGGCTTGGATCCGAAGGCTCTGCAGAGCTCGACGATGATCGGGGTCGAGGCGATCATTAACGGGCAGCAAGAGCGCACCGAATTGGTCGCTCGCGTGCTCGCCGAGACCGGGTTTAAGGATTTGTTCTCCGGGCTCTATAATGAAATTACCGAAAACCCGTCGCAAAAGCGCACGTTGAAGATTAGCGGCAACTGGGTCGACTATGACACTTCGACTTTTGACGCTTCCATGGGAGTGGAGGTTAATCCAACTCTTGGCAAGGGCTCGGACACTGTTCGGCTGATGACATTGCAGCAAATCAAGCAAGATCAGCAAAACATAGTTGCTCAAATGGGGCTCAATAATCCCGTATGCGGCCTTCAAGAGATGATGAATACGCAAACGGATATGCTGAGCATCGCCAACATCAAGAACGTAAATCGCTACTTCAAGATGCCGAATCCGCAGCAAATGCAAGCGCTTCTCAGTGCGCCAAAAGAACCAGACGCGATGACTCTGGCGGCGCAAGCTCAGTATCAAAAGGTCAAGGCGGACGCTGCGCAAGCCCTCGGAGATCAGAACATTCGCAAATCTCAGCAAGACCAAGAGCACGAGCTAGCGATGGCGCAATTGCGCGAGAAGACGCTCAACGATCAGGCCAAACTCGACCTTCAGGCGACGCAGATCCACGCTCAACATACGCAAGCATTGGGCAAAATGGCGGCGGACCTCTTCAAGACCGCGCACGAAGGGGCGGTTGACGTGCATCAGACTCATGTCCAGGCGGCGAGCGATCAGGCCGTCGCCGAGACGGAGGCCGAGGCGGCGCAGGATCAGGGCGGAGGCGCATGATCGATCCGCAACAAACAGACGCTCGAGCGAGCGACAATGACGCGAAGCGGACGCTGTTCCTCGAGGCGAAAGATCTTCTCGACGAGAAGGGCGTGTTCTTGCTGGCGGTGCGGGCGTTGCGCATCCGTTGGTACGGCGAGCTCATGGACGCCGTTGAGCGCGACAAGAAGGCTGATCTTCTCGCCAGATTGAAGGTTCTCGACGCCGTGCCGGCGGAGATCAAGCGCTTTGTGAGCGACTATACGATGGCGATGGACAAGCGGGCCAAGACGCCGATGCCAGGGAGGCTGTAATGGCGGAAGGCGTGGACGACGCCGCCTCGGTCTTTGAGCGGGCGATCAATCCGGCGCAGACGGAGGGCGAGGGTTCGCCGCATCCGCCGCCGCCGCGCGACACGGCTGGGCGATATGTGCCCTTCGCCGAGAAGCCTGAGCCTTTCTTGCCGATCCGGATGGTCGAGGGCGATCCGGAGACGGGCGATACGAGAGATGGCGGAGACGATCCCCGGCTCCGCGCGAGAGAGCGGGAGATTGCAGATGGCCGGTTTGACGAGAGGCAAGACCTTCAAGCCGAAAGGCAATCCCGCGAAACGGCCGCCGAAACTGCTCGGGCGCGTGGCGAACGACGTATGGCCGACTCCGGCGAGGAGCGCCTCGGGCCCGCCGCCGACGACGGACACACAAGAGCCGACGATGAGCCGGAAGAGCCGGATGCCGACGCCGCCGGCGATGAAGAGAGTGAAGGGCCAGAAGACGATCAGCTCGAAAACGCCCAGTTTGAAATCACCGTCGATGGGGAGCCGCAAACCGTTTCGCTAGGCGAGCTCCGCGACGGCTACATTCGGACCGCGACGTTTCACTCACGGCTGAACAAGGTCA